GATATGAGGCTTGATCGTTTCTTTGGCCCTCGAATTCGTTTCGATTATTTGACACAAGTAGAGCGACAAATTGAACAAATGCTTGGAATTAATGCAATGCTAGAAACTCCTGTTGCTCAAACTGGACCAATTGAATCTTGGATGTTCCACCATGACGTCATCCCAAATATGAACAAAACAAGTTTTGAAATCGAAACTTACACTGGCCCACTCTACGCTTGTACCGAGGTAGACAGTGCCGGTGAATTAACTGTATTATAGGAGAAGTAAATGGCTAAAGAAAAAGTACATTATTACTGGAATAAAAAAGGTGAACAGTTTGCCGGCTGTAAATTTGGCGGAGATGTAACTAAATATTTTGAAAATGATGATGAACGTTGTGAAAAATATTTAAATCTTGGTAAAATTGTTACTTCAGAACCTATTGACTCGTCAATACGTTTATCACCACCGATTAAGAGATGTTGATTGGTCACGTCACCGGCTACAATGTCAGCAAAAGGGATGTCTTCACCCATGAAAACACCTGCTGGAATACTTGCGGTTATCTCACCAGTTGCATTCGTCACGGTTCCGGTTCCTGCCAATCCGTTCAGTATTAGAGCCGTTGAGATATCAGTTCCACCACCTGCAACAACAGCCGTTAAAACTGTGATTGAAGAAGCTGGAAGTCCTTTTTTCAAACTGGTAAAAGTAAAGGCAACGGTTTCTTCATTGAATGAACAAATAACCCCAAGCGGAATTGATATCGTGTTGATTGCGTCTGCCACGTCTGTTAAAGCTACTATTGCGGTCATATCAATTCCGATAATATCTGTTAAATTACCATCGATATTAATTGCGAATTCACAATCTGAAAATTGATATGTTGTAACAGCTCCACTTGTTCCGCATAATAGACTTGCACTAGTCAAAGCTGGATTGATGTCAGTCAAAGGAATTAATTTACCATCACTTTGTTTTTGAGCCATGACTGTTAGAAAAGCAAGGTCTACAGCCCTTCCAGCGTCTTGAAGGACTGTTTTTGCGGTTTCAACGATTCCGTCTCCGCCTAAATCCCAAGGGAAAGTTGTTATTGTTAATTTAGTTTCATGTGGCATTTTAAGTCACCTTGTTTGAAGTGTTAATATCATCACTCAATGCCTTAGCATTTGCTTGAGTCTGGCCTACTGCAAGAGTTTCTTTGTCTTGAGCAGGATCGCCTGGGGTTGGGTCGGGTTGATCGGTTTTAATGTCAGTTGATTTTGATTTTTCACTGATTTGATCAGAAAGCGATACAAAATCCAGAAATGATGTTAAAGATCTTTCGCCTGCCATAGCTTCAAAACCTGCCTCTATCACTCGTTCCACATATTCACCTGATTTGACAATCGGTAAAACTCGCTCAGAAGTTGCTTTCAGTTCTGCTTTTAATTCTGTTACGCCTTCAGTTTTTGCTTTTGTAAGCATATCGTGTAATTCGTTTCTTGCAGTCTGATTTTGTGCTAAAAATTCGGCTAGTGTCATATTTTCCTCATTTTTTAATTGTTCAGTTGAAATATTTTGTAGTTTTTGGAGGGAGCTTGTTATTTCGTTGATGGTTTCTGTTGCATTATCTTTTATATCAATAGATACAGTAATTGGATCTTGAGACTGTGATGTCATTGAAATGCCTTCAATCTCGTCAATCATTCCGACCTTCAGCGCTGCATCTGCGGCCATCACTGACCCTTTTCCAAAGTTCTTATTGACGAATTCATTATTTATTTCTGGATTCCGTGCTGAAATTCCTCTTACGATATGATCAACAAAAACGGTGTGAATTTCATCTAATCTATTGATTGTCTGCTTTTGTCCTGCTGCCGTTGTGATATCAAGCCTTTTTTGTGGAGCATCTGTGCTTGTTAGAATGACTCGTTTAACTCCATTGTTTTTATCTTGCGCTGATCTATCAATAAATTCGGCGGCAACTCCAATAGATCCAGCGCTTGATGTTCTTCCAGTTGCAATAATTCTATCGGTTTGACTTGCAAGCCAGAAAGCCGCTGAGGCTGCCATTCCATGTATCCTAGCCGTTGTAGGTTTTGTTGTATTGAATATTGCATTGGCTACGGCCTCCAATCCGTCTACTTCTCCTCCTCCTGAACTTATCTCAAAAGCAAGTTCTTTAATGGCATCGATTTCATTTGCTTGAGATATTGCTTCAGATAAAAATTCAAAAGTTGTAATCGATTCACCAAAAAAACCGGCTGATGGGGTAACATGATTTGTAAGCATACCCTGAATGGGAATATGAGCCACTCCATTAATATCAACTTCTAACTTAAGTTTTTCTCCCTCAACTAATTCATTGATTTGAGCTGATGCTAATATCTCTTCTGTATGAACCCTGACATCTTCAGGAGACATCGCCAAAGCGGCTTCTCTGAGCTCCTTTGAACAATCAAAAAAAGCTTTTAATTCAAGCTCTGACATTAAATAGAGTTTTTTATTCATTTATTGTTGACAATATTAATTAATGTGTGTAATATCTAAAATACCACTCTTTTGCTGAAATTTTAATGAATCAATATAAAATTGATAATATTTTTTCCCCTAATTGTCAATTAAAAACTGTTTTTATGCAAAGTAATTAGCTACAAAATAAATTCCTGCTGTGACAAATGGCACGACAACCCCAATCGACCACCGCATATTTTTTTTAAAATGGCATAGGTCGATTTTGGAATGTTTAACATTTTCTTCCAAAACAATTAATTTTTTGTATTGTGCTTGGATATGAACTTCCATTTTACTGAATATCTCGTTTAACCCTTGAAATTGAGTTGATATATTTTTAAAATGAAGTTCTAGTGTCTCCTTTGACATTGTTTCAATTTTTTCAGTCATAACAATTTATTTTAAATGTCCCGTATTCCATATTAATCTGTTGTAATGTGGCCTTCTGCTGTCATTTCGAGGCTAGTCAATCCTAACAATGAATCTTGTATAAGTACTTCTAAGTCTTCGCCAAGGGGTAATCTTATTGCAACGCCTATCTGATTTTGACCAGCAAAAGTTAATTCAGCTCTAAAGCCATCGACGCCTTGAGCTGGATTTGTTGATGTTATCGGTTCAAACTCCATTATCCCTGAAATCTCATCATTTGTTTTGACGTTGAATATATTTTCAATAATACTATCTCTCCTGCGAAGTAAAAGACCTCTCGTGAGTGCTGTAAGATCCCCAAATTTTTCGAGATCTACTGCTGTAGCTGTTTGACATTGAATAATAATTTTTGTTATATCAACTGTAATATCGACACCAGGAGGCGACCCAATTCCTCGTAATCCAAAAGTTTGAGCCGTCGAACTTCCGTCAACATTCATATTTGTGATAGATACATCAACAAATGTTCCATTCGGATATGCAAAATCAACTGGAGAATCTAAGGTTATTTCTAATGTTGCTACACTTAAAGCTTTGTAGAATGAAAAATTTGCTGATGTTGGATCAAACAGAGTTATAAGACTACCTGCTGAAATACCTGTAGCACTCACAACATCGATGGTATAAGCCCCTTTGGTTGCGACGCCTGACAAAGTAGTTGAATTGGTGACTTTGTTAAATTTAGCAATTATAGGTCTAGTGATTTGATCCTGAAGATTGACAGGAACGCCGCCTTGTTTTTCTTTTGGTATTTTTGGTGAGTTTCCGATTACTGTCATTAGAATAATTCCCGCCAAACTGACTGAGAATCAATTGTAGCACTATTTGCGCTACTTCCTGCCATTGTAACAGATTCACCTGGGTTTAAAATTATTTTATCTTCTATTAACAATGCATTGAATCGATCATTTTTCCCAGCCAGTAAAACCGAACCTATTTCTTTTCCTCCTGTAACCGTGGTTCCTGCTACATCAATTTCCATTATCGAATTACTGGTATTGATATCTGAAAAAGAAGGGATTCCTCCCAGAGTGGCATTTTTTACAATCCTTATTTTTCCTAAATTATTAGCTGAACCTGCTTCAATACTCCCACTTACCCTCATTAAAAGAGCATCAATAAAATTTGTTTTTGACACATAAGAAGTCTTGTTTCTGATAGTAAATATTGCAACTTCTGTTGTAACTGATGTTTTTTCTTTTAATCCTGATGCATTTTCAGGTTGATGTAACTCAATAAAAGATGTTTTTCCTTCAACAAAGTAAGCATATGATGATGATTTTAAAATTAAATCTGAAGTCGTGGCTTTATTATTAACCCACATGGTATGCTCAAAATTTGGATTATGTACCGATGGTTCTGTATTTAAATTTGCATAGTTAAGAGTGTGAACTACAACTAATTCTCCATTCGGTTTTTCATACCAAACTCTTATATCACCACCTCCCAAATATTGGAATTGAATGTAAAATACATTTATTTTTGTTTGAGCTATAGTGACCCCGCTCACTCCTGAACCATCCAAAGGGTCGTCCCAGTCTACAAGATTAACAGAAATTTTTACATTATTTTGAAATCGATGGAATCCGAAAGTAAGTCCATCAAAACCCACCATATAACCGTTTTTAAATGATGCTCCATTTGTACCACCTGATAAATTAACATCAGTTGTAGTAATGGTGGTTGTGCTTGCGACTACTGTAAATGTGTTTGGACCTGTTCCTCTTATATCAGAGGTAATTGTGATTAATGTACCTAAAGAAGTTGCGCTATAATTTGGGGCTGATGTATTTGCATTAATATTATTAGCAACATTTCTTGCTGTTTCAGTTAAATCAGTATCAAACGATTCTGCACCTGACATTATTTCTATACTGTCAACTTCAATTCCATCAACACTTCCTGAACCTCCACCGGTTAGATCAACTGTGCCGGATGCCGCATCGCTTCCAGGTTCATCAGCTAAACCAATATATTGCTCTGTTGCTGCTACAGGAGTTGTAAATAAACATGTAAACCGGCTCACACCACCTAAACCGGCTTTATATCGTGCATGTTGTTTGCTTTTGAACTCCGCTGTGCTTGCAGTCGTGGTTGAGGTTCCAACAACTGCCATACCATCGGTTTGGATTACAGTTCCCCCATTAACAACTGTATCAACATTTAAATCAGTGTTATCAACAGTATACTCAAAACTACCCTGAAATTGGGGGTGTAATTGCCCTGTTAGTAATTCGCCGAATGCCGTCTTTACAAAACTTGCTGCAACATCTCCGCCGCCGCCGCCACTGCCTCCGCTACCTATTGTCATAAGTCTACCCTCAACTTCCCGGTTCCACCAACTGGATACACATAAACGTCAATTGCTGATATTGATGATATATCCTCTGAATCAAAAAGCCGTTGCTCACCTATATTGAGCCCAACTGGTGCCGCATCACCTGCAACTTTATAGAATGTAAAGTATGCTGTTGGTATGCTTGTTATGATGTGAATTTGACCGCCTGTGACTGATTGAGCGACTTTATTCCATGCGTCGGCGGTTAGTGTTAGTAGTTGTGGATTTGCCATTAATTTTCCTCGTCTTCGGGTTCATCTTCATTATCATTTTCGGTTTCTTCTTCAAGTTGTTTTGTTTGAAAAGGATCTGTTACGAGTTCAGGTATCTGTTTTGCAAGTTTTGACCTGTTTAATTCACCTGAACTTCCATTGAGTTTTTGTGCTTCAGTGTCTAAATCTGTCAACCCTAATTCTACATCTAATTTAATTCCCATTTTTGTTTTGAGGGGGTCAACGTCTGGAAGTGGATTACCATTCCAGTTCATATTTAACCACGCTTTTCTTAAAGCAGGATCACTGAAACCAGGAGCTTTAATTGTACCCATTGCTACGTATTCAGAAATCACAACTCCAATTATTATGTTTAATGAATCTGCACTTAATTCTGCAATTTCTTTTGTGATAACATCAGCTAACATGCCAAGTTCGGCTCGACTTGCTGAGTGAGCTTTTCCCATCTGCATAGTTGCAATAGTGAACGGCATTGAGCTAGCTGCTGAAAGATATCTTGTTTTATAATCTACATAATCCGCTGTTTTTTCGGCCGGTGCTGCGTTTGGAATGGCTTTTAATTTATCACCTTTCTGACTTCCAAAAACATGAACGGTTCCAGGCTCTGTGAATGTCACCTCTGGTATTTCACAATGTACAATACCTTCGGGTCCGAGATTTACGGGCGTTACGGGGGGTGAGCTCTCAGATATAACAGTCACACCGGCGCTTCCTCCTGCATTTATATCAGAAAAACCACCGTCAGATGGGGTTTGCTGTTCATTTTCCATTGTTAAGCCAAGTGTTGCTTCCATTATTCGTTTTTTACCAGTTGCAACATCAAAGCTTGTGATATCCTCAAACTCTTGTAATGCGTAACTAATTTCTGGAATTCCTCTGGTTTGGCCTACATATTCGGGTTTGAAACCGTGAATCATGAGGGGGCGGCCTGTTTTTTCGTCGAAAGCGGGAATTGTTACGTCTTTAAAGTGTCCCGGTCTTTCATTGTCTACAAGCCAAACTTTATAAGCTGTTGCTTTGCCATTTTTGTCTTTTGTAATGCCATCTTCCTGATTTGAAGGGCCAAAACTCGTTGTAAATTCATCACCTCGAATCTGGTTTGGATCAATAAAACTGATTTGAACAGGGTTAATTAGGCTTTTATCTTTGGAATAGGATAGTCTAATGAAATATTCACCGTCTCTTCCATGCTGCCATTTAATAAAATCTTGGTTTTGAAAGAAGTTTTTTTTACCTGTAAGGTCAGAATCTTTAGAATTTGCCCATAAATTTATCCAGACTTTGGTATTATCCGCCCAATTTTTTCCGTCTTCGGGTGTTAATCCTAGAATTGAAATGACAGGAGAGGGATCAGGTTTTAATCCTTCACCTACCACCACGTCATTTTTACGTTTTAGTATTAATCGGGCTTGTGTCGATTCATGGACGGCTACCCTAGTGTTTTGGCGTGTGGCCCAGTGATCAATTATGAGGTGTTTTTGATATTGAGCTAATCCTAGTACAGATTTCCCACCACTTCGTTTTGAGTTTCCGAAGCCAGTATGATTATGGTTTAAATGTCCTGCAGGACCTCCTGAGTGAGCTTGAAAGCCGTCTAGCTGTGTTGTGGGTGTGGGAACTTGAGGACTAAATTTGGATTTAATCACCGCTCCTGATATAGCATATAACGATTTCACAATTTTAAACATTAACGCCTCGTTTGCTGTCGTAAAATCGTTTTTCCAGCCAAGGCAAGTCGATAATAATTACGATCAGCTATAAGGCTGCTACGAACTTTTATCATTTCCATAGGATTATTGAAAACTTCCTGGGCTCTCCCTGTTCCACTGTCAAAACTGTATGATTTAGTTCCACCCAATGAAACGGCTAATATAGCGGCGTCTATTGCTGTGATATTAGCAAGAACAGCGGCTAAGTCGGATTCAAGATCGGTTTTGCGGTCTGCGGTTATACAAGTGGACATAACGCACCATACTCATTTTTTAAAATATTTACAAGATTGTTTGTAAATAAGTAAAATAATTGTTGACAACAATAATATATGGAAGTAAGGTAAGGCATGCTAAATAATTAAATAACTCATACGGGAGAATAAGATGGAAATTAGGCAATCCATCACTGATGATTCGGCCTGTTAATTAATTTAAAATTTTTGGAGGATGAAAATGAATGAACTAAGTTTAACCGGAATTGAAAAAAGAGATTTCATCAAAGGCATTGAAGACCGTTCTGATGAATTATTTACAAGAGCACACATTAATTTTAAAAACGGGAAGGCTATTTCCATTGTAAGAGGAGAGTACTCTTATGGAGGACCTCAAGGCTTATTCGAGATAGCTATAAAAGACATGAACAACGATGAAGAATGGATGCCAGAGGTTTTTGATGAAGAAGATCAAGGAGATGATGTTTTAGGCTATCTCAATGTTGATCGCGTCCATTATTATATTGAAAAGGTTGGGAATTTAGAGGCTGATTAAAATTCACCACCCTCTAGCCCTCAACTGCTTCTCATACTTCTCCGTAATACTTTTACGGTTTATAACCTCTCTTAACTTCTCCTTACTTACTCCGGGGTGTTTTCTTTTAAAAACGTCTCGGTCTGCCATGATTTGACCTTCTATCCAAAAGTCACTAGCCGCCAAGTTTCCAACCATCAAATCAAGAGGTTCGTTTCTGCGGTTCGCAGGGTTGTGAAAACTACCGTCTTTTTTCATTTCCTCTGCTGTAAGACCTTTAAAATAAGAATCGGGGTAGTCATCTGGGGTGATATGACTGTTAGGGGGTTGTTCCAACAATGAATCCATTTTATTGTTGAGTTTTTTATAGATTTGTTTTTTATAGTAATTTGTTCTTATCAATACGATTGCATGGCTTCCTGATGTTGAAAGTCTAAAGTGCTGCCAGTCTCCTATTGTTTCTTTATCAACAGCCATGTTTTTTAATTTTATTGATTTCGTGTCTTTGTCTCCCTTGCTGGCATAGGTCATAGGCAGAGGGTCACAAAAATTATAGACGGTGTCGGTTTGATGCCCACTATCTATCAAAACTGTTTCAAGACCAAACTCAAAACCATCTTTTCTTTTGAATTTCATTCTGGTCTCTTTCATCCATTCCAATAATGAAGCCCACGATCCTGCTGTATGATCTCCTATTTGTCCATAAAATGTTTTGTAGATGATTGATGCCGTGCGAAATTCTGCACCGTGGCCCATAACCTCTACTTCGATTCGTGGCATTCCTTCACATGTCTTAAAATCACCTTTTTTAATTAGCTTCCTCGCTTCTTCTGCAATTTCTGAGCTTTCATAATCTTTCCATCTGTCTTGACCTCGCTGTACGTCACCCATCATTGTTAACCACATGATGCCATCCGGTACAGTTCCTGAGCTATATTTTCTAGATCTTAATTCATAAACACTCTCAAGTTTTGGTCGTTCGCCTGAAGGAGCAAAAGATTTCGCAAGGTAGAGATTCGTAAAACTTCTCATACCGTCGTCACCCTCTTTTTGTGCTTCGTCGTATAACTTCCTGATTTTAGTCCAGGATATCATACCTGCTGGACTGTAGAAAGCAGGGCTATGATACGATCTATAATATTTATCGGGTGGGTCTGATACCGTAGGGAGCCAAACCCCTTCTGAAAACATTTTTATTTTGGAACTTTCAAATATGGCGT